AGAATTTACATTGACAATTGCATCAGTTGCAATCTTAACTGCGCCATCTGAAACAGTTGAAACTAATTGTTGACCCTGTGAAGATGTCTTATCGCTGAACACATAAAATTCTTGCATCCCTGCGACGACTTCTGCACCCGTTCTTGGATCTTTTTTCTTTTGAATTTGACGAACTTTTTTGATCTTTCTTGGATCAATATAAACAAGTTCTTGAATGCCAAGTTGTGGCTGAGCGCGATCAACTAAGACTTGAAAGAATAATCTTCCGTCAATATACCAATCGCGGAACAGACCAGAACCATCGTTTGAGAAGTTTAAAAGTTTGAGAACGTGCTTGAATTCTTCACGAATTGCTTCTTTAATTTCTTCTGGCTGCTCAAGATCATCTAGTATAATTGATACTGACTTACCAGAAACATCGTGAACAATTGCTTCGTTCACAATTTCATCAACAGCAGACTCGAGTTCGGGTTGAAGTGCCATCTCACGATAACGAGAAATGAGATCAACTTCGTTCTTAAAACTTGCTTCAAGATCTAGGTATGTGCCAAAATATCCACCAGTGCCAAGATCAACGGCACCGTCATCATTAACAGGTGCCGTGATTTGTGGTTGAATATCTGCTTCTGGCTTTTTTCTTAGGATTTCAAAGCCAAATAAATTTATACCTGCCATGCGTTACTCCATAATGACAAAATCAAATATATAAAAAAATTTCACAAATGAGATTTTAGGCAACAGCAACTTCAGCTGAGGTCCAATATTGATATTGGAATGTCACAGCAAATTCTTCAATCGCATCATTTGCGTCCCAACTTACATCAATTGGAGAGATATCTACTGGGAACATATCAATAAACGTATATGATTTAATGATATTTCCTTGCTTTCCATATTGATAAACATCAGCATCAAATGCATATTGATTAAAGCGTGCGCGTTGCAAATTGCTTTCGTGACCGTTTATTCTTCCCATCCATCTTTCAAGCTGATTCTTAATTACGAAATCTTCGTCATTGATAACAGTGACTGTCCACTCTGGGAATGTACGATTTCCTGCAACCTTAACAGTTCTTCCAAAGTAAGGAATTTCAATTGTTCCAAGTGTTGATCCTGGCAATTGTGCTGTTTTTGCAGTAAACGTAAGTTTTCTATTGAAAACAGGTATGTTTACTTCAAACAGATTTGGACGTGCGCCGTCGAGTGTAAAATTACCCTTAAAGTCTGTAATGTTAAAAGGCATTGCGTTCTCCTGACTTTATACTATTTATTAGATTCTACCAACGACTTCATCAAACGACACACCTGATCGAACTGCAACAAAGTTGAGTTGAATGAAATTAATGCTGCGGTTAGGCTTAACATAAATGTCACCAACAAACTCATTGCGATCTACAACATCTGGTGTATTATTTGATGCATCACACACGACTTGGAAGTCTGTAATACCACGACGCCCCTTCACAGTTCTCAAGAATGGCTCAACGATAGAAACAAATTGTGATCTTGTGAACTCATCATTGAACTCGAAGAGTTGCGCTTTTGCTGCACGAGAAATTGCTTTCTCAAGAGCAATAAACAATCTACGAACATTGATACGATCAAATGCGCTTGGCTTTGAAAGCATCGTCTTATCACCAAACAAGAGTGTTCCTTCACCAGCAAATGACACAACAGGATTGATACCATTCTTGTAGAGTGTATCTCTGTCTGCCTTGGCTGGATAGTATGCAAGTTTGATTACATTCTTGACTGATCCGCGTGATGCACCAGCTGGTGAGAACCATGGATCTGTTTCAGTATCTGTTCTTGCGCAAAGTCCAGCAACGTCACCATTTAATGGAATCCAACGATACTTGTCGTTGTATTTGTCATATTGATACTTCCAGCCGCTGTCCATTACTGCATAAGAAGATGACACATTTGAAAGTGCGTTCTTACGATAGTTGACAACATCATCAGCTGGTGTTGCTGATGTTACGTTTGCAAGAGCTGGTGATACGAATACAACGCAGTCCTTACGACTTTCAGCAATACTGTTGATTGCATAAAGTGCAGTTGCTGAATCAGCGTCACCTGTCATAATCAAAGAAACATCGATTTGATCAGCGTCAATAAATTTGCTATATGCTGTCTGAACGTTTCCAGAAGCAATTGTACCATCAGCACCGCTGCTGAGTGATACTGTGTGAGCAGCTGTAACGTTTGGCACTTGAGCAAATGTCTTACCTGCTGCTGTTGTGCCCCATGTCACATATGTGTTAGTAATATCTGGGTGATCTGTCCAGTAAATATACTTTGACTTTCTCCAAATTACATCACGATAATAGTTTGAGTTGCCAACGCTGTCTTTTGCGTCAGAGGCTTTTGATACGAATGGATATGTTTCAAGAACTGTTCCAGTTGTTCCGCTGAAGAGACCATCTTCGTCAACAACAACGATGTGCATTTCGTCATTTGCACCACCAGCTGCAGCAACATATGATGAAGTGCCTGGAATTGCATCGAAATAGTTCTTATATGCCCATGCATTAAAGTGTGTGATGTCTGTATTTGCCCAAACACTCACCTTGAGTGAGTTACCGAGTGCACCAGGATATCTTGCAGTCCACGCACCAGTGTTGGCAGTATTTGCACCATAATAGGAAGTAAAGTATTGATCTTCATTCTTAATGAGGTATGTGTTGTTGCCAGAAGCGGTTGCTGTTCTTGTGCTCACTCCGTTAACTGCACGAACAACACGGAGATCATTTCCGTATGTCAAGAAGTTTGCGCAGGTAAAGAATGAAACCGCAGTATTATTGTCTGGTTTCTGGAAAACTTCTACGAGTCGAACCTCGCTCTCAATTTGTCGAGCAAGTTCTGCTGGACCCCATTGAAAGATACCAGCAAAAGCACCAGTGGTTGTTCCCGCTGCAGGAACGACGGTTGTTAAATCGACTTCAGAAGTAACAACACCAGGAGATAATTGAAACGCCATGTTTATGCTCCTATAAATGGAGAATTAAGAAAATCTACGAAATTATTTAGTAAAAACGAGTTTTTAAGGTTTTTTCCTTAAAAAGTTCCCCATTTTTTGTCATCAACGACATTCCAAACAGCTCCATCTTGTACAAATGAGTTCGAATGTTCGGTCATGGTAACTGGAAGTGGGAGCATCTCGTCTTCGATCTGCCTCATTTGTTCTTCATGTAGCCTTTGTTTGATGTTTGTATCACTGATTTCTGAGAAAAAGTTCTGACTCGTGCACCAAGAGAATAGAACAAGGCACATGACAAGGTCATCATGGCTTCCTTCTTCAGCCTCGAAACTCGTTCCTCGAGCAGTAAAGGTTGAAAGTTCAGAAATTGTCTCAAAATCTTGAATAACGATTTGCTGAGACTCGATTAGATTCTTTAAAACAGAGCATCCGAGTCGTTTAACGGACTTTGTTGTGCGAATTCCTCTGTTGGATTTTTGTCCATAACCCCATGTAAGCGTCATGCGACTTTTAAGTTCTACTGTCGAAAGAATATTCTCATATTCATAATCTTCGAAGAGCGAATCAACAACCTGCTGACCGTTATCATTGATCTCAACAAGAACATAGGCTCCATTATAATATGTAGCCATTCGCTTTATAATACTCGGATACACAAGAGGACTGATATTATTATCTTTATATGTCGCGACCAACGTATATGGAATTACAGAGATGTCTAAGACAGCGAAGGCTGAGTAGTCTAATCCCTTTCCACGGCTTGTATCAGCAACAAGAATATAACTCTTTCCTGCCACTGGCTGTTTATAGATGGAAATTCCGCTTTCTGTTTTGTTAAGCGGAGTTACAAATGCTAAAGACTTTAGACCTGCTGCGGAGATCAAAGTTCCCGTTGATCCCATAAATTCTGTTTCAACTTCTTGATAATATTTCTGATCACCAAGAACACGACGTTGTTCATCTGCCCATTTTTGATCGCGCCCTGGAACCTGTCGCCAGTTCGCTTCAATATGCATAAATCCATTATGCCCTTCAGTTGCCTCTGTCCACATCTTATAAAAGTGATTCATGCCGTTTGGCGTAGAAGAAATAAGAATCTTAGATGTTTCACCAGAAGAAATCGTAGGATAAACAGAAGTGAAGAAATCTTCAGCAATGTTACTTGGAACGAATGCAAATTCGTCAAGATACAATAGTGAAATAGAGAAACCGCGAATTGCAGAAGAAGCAGTAGAGGTTGCCATTACACGACAATTGTTTTCAAGTTCAATATCACCTTTGTTCCAAACTCTTACACCTTGCTGAATCCAAAGTGGAAGCGATTCATATGCAATTTTAATACGACTTAAAATTTCACGAGCCGTTGGTGCTTTGTTTGCAAGAATCGCAACAAACTTATCTTGATTAAAAAGAATATACCAGAGAATGTAGCCAACAACCATGGTCGTCTTACCCAGCTGACGACCTGCTTTTAAAATTACTTTGCGATTTTCATTAATGTCTCGAATCGCTTGTCGCTGAAATGGATAAAGATTAATGTTTACAAAACCTTTATCCAATGTGATAATCTTTACATAACGTTCAATAAAGTAAATGGGATCTTGTGAACATTTAACAAACTCACGAACTTCATCTTCTGTGAGTGATACTGGCATGTTCACCTTTTTCAGATGAGGATTGCCAAGATAATTTTTAATCTTATTCGGAAGATTCATTCTTGAGTTTCTTTAATAACTCAGTTGTCGAGCCAACGAATACTGCTTTGTCTACGTTAATATTTGTTGGTGCTGCTTCTTTTGGCTTTAAATCTAATTGCTGCTTTTGAAGAATCATAAGTTTCTCTGTGACATCAGAGAGATTCTTAATCATATTTGCAGCAACTTCATATGCACGCGGATGTTGTGATTCTTTAGCAACTTCAAGAATACCATCAAGTGCTTCGTTGCCCTTTTCAATTAGATTATAATAATTTGCACGTGAGTAATTTGCATCTGGATTTTCACCAGTGTCAGAATGAATCGTGATTGGCTTGTCGGATTTTTCGCTCACAACAGGCACATAATCAGTGTTCAAAATTTCTGCTAGATTTTTATCTGTTTCGCTCATAAATCATGTGATGTTTGGTGCATATTCAATAGCAACATCAAATCCAAATGCAGTGTTTGCATTCGCTGATGTTGGATCAGGTGTTACAACTAGATTTGAAAGTTGATAGTCTGTCGTTGTGCGATAATTTGCAAGAGTATATGCTGTATTTGATACAGCACCAGTGACAACAGTATTTGTCTCAAAGACACCAGAAATATCGCTCACAACCAATGTATTTGATGTATTTGTCCAAGATGTAACAAATCCACTAGCAGTTGCTGAATCAAGTTCTCTTCCTTGATAAACAACCTCACCAGTTTTAAAATTACCAGTCCCTGATGACATTTGAAATGATTTTGGAACAGCATTTGTTGTATTCATCTCAAATGTGTTTGCAGTTGATTGACGAATGACTTTGACATTTGCATCAGGACCGTACAAATATCCTCTCATCAAAAAACCAAGATTCCATTGTAACAATCTAAGTTCTGATGGTGGACCATCAGCGCCACTCACATTATAATCAACACTTTGAAGAATTACAGGAACATCAACAGGATTTCCAATACCAACTAAATCAAGTGTCATTGTATAATCTGGATTGAAGAATGGAAGAATTTGCTCAATGAGTTGTGTTCCATCTTCTGTGTTGCGAACATAGATGTATAAAGAAAAACTAAAGTTATATGGAGCAAGTGTCACTGTTTTTAATTCAGTATCATTTAGTGGTCCAAATTGTTTAATGTATGGTGATAGTTTTCTTGTTGGATCATATGCAATGCTGTTTAATTCAAATGTCATTCTTGGTAATGTGATTTGAACTTCTTTTGCAAGTTTAGGATCTTGTGTAATACGTTGATAGAATTTTTCTTTTGTAATGTAATTTAATGGCACAATGATGCGCTCAATCTCTGTTGTGCCTGCAGCATTGTATCGAAATAGTTTAAGATTATTAAACATGGTGCCGAATGCGACAACCATTTTGCGAGTAGTTCGATGATAAAAATGTTGATTGGATAACATATCAATAATTCTCGTCTATTGATCCAAATGGATTTGTTTCAGTCCAATCAAGAATATTATCTGCTTCTGTTTCAAGAAGAACATTTTCTTCAAATGCATCATTTGCATTCTCTTGTGGATTATTTGTAAGCATCAACCACTGCGCTCCAGAATCAACGCCTTTTACAAGAACATTTGGCGCAAATGATCCTTTGATATTTCGTATGATAAGTTTCTTTGTTGGAAGATCCCAATTTGAAACATAACCTCTTGCAGTTGAGTTTGCAAGAGAAGTGCCCTGATAAACAATCTCATGATTTGTATATGTA